AGCCGCAAAGCATGTCCTCTCCGAAACCGAGATCGACGAGATCTTGTCAAAAATGATACTCGGGGAGCTGGAGATCGAAAGGACTTTAATTTTTGAGGGTATCAAAACGGAGGTAAAGGTTAAACCCGATCATGGAGATATTAACCGAGCGGCGGAGTTGCTTTACAAACGGAAAGGATCTTTTTCTCCTGAAAAGACGGAGACAAAGATCGAGGACGGTAACGCTCAAAAATTTGAGATCCAGTTAAGCAACGGGAGCGTAATTAAATTCGGATAATATGAAACAACGCAACGGGCAAAGCAAAGGAAACCTCCAGCGGAGAGCGATTAAGATTATCCCGCAAAAGTCGACGATCGGCAAGGTTAAAAACAACCAGCTAAAAAAGCCGTCTCGAGTTGCCTCGCCAAAGTCGCCCTCGTATATCCCAGCGGAGAGCGAGCAAAAGAAAATCCAACGTAATACGGCAAGCTCGAGGCGCTTGTCCCGATATATTGACGAGTTATTTAATAAAAAAAAGCCATGAAAATAAGAGATTTTATAAACGGGATCGTAAATTACGACAAATTCGGCGGCGGTTACTTTTGGATTAACGACCCGAAAGGCGGTAAGCAAATGCTCGCCGAGTTGCGCGGCTGGGGACATATCCAAAACATGTTTAAAGCGGCGGGAGGAGCGATCGACGACGCCGCCGCCGCCAAGTTTCAAGATGAGGTCGGAGACTGGATCGCCGCCGCAATTAATGAAAAGCTCGAGAGAGAGGCAACTCCAGCGCCCGCCGCTCCAGTCGAGCACGACTTTACATGGTTAATCGCGACGGTATATCGTCTCGGCAAAAACGCCAACGACCCGCAATGGATCGCCGCCTTTCGCGAGTACAATACCGACAACGACTTAAGGTTGTCGATTACTTGCGCCCCTTGTTACGCGAAAGTTTTAACATATCTCCGAGCCAAATACTCCCGATAATTAATGATCGTCGACATAAGTAGAAACCCCAAACAAGAGCAATTTTTTAATATCGCGGCGGAGGCGGTACTCGGGCAAAACCCTTATCGCAATCTAAATTACGGCGGAGCAATTCGCGGAGGCAAGACCTTTATCTCCCTCGCTTGCTTAACGACGTTTTGTAACTGGTTTCCAAACTCGCGCTGGCATATATTTCGCGCCGACTTTCCAGCTCTCCAGTCCTCGACGATCCCGTCTCTCGAGAAAATCCTCGCGGGCTCTCCTCTTTGGGGCTGGAATAGGGATAAAAGTAATTTTTTTGCGTACCATAAAAAGACGGAGGCGCGGATCTTTTTTAAGGGAGAGAATATAACCCGAGATCCCGAGCTTAACGACTTACTCGGTATGGAGACAAACGGGATTTTTTTCGAGCAAATCGAGGAGCTCTCCGCGAAACTTTGGCAAATAGGGCAAAGCCGCGTCGGGAGCTGGTACATACCTCATATGCCGACGCCGATAACTCTTGCGACGTTTAACCCGACTCAAACATGGATTAAAGAGGCGATTTATATCCCTTATCTCAAAGGAGAGCTCCGAGCTCCTTATTACTTTCTCCCAGCGTTGCCAAACGAAAACCCTTTTGTAACGTCCGAGCAATGGAGCGTATGGAGGACGCTTGCCGAGCGATATCAAAAACAATTCATCGAGGGAGACTGGACGGACTTTGCGGATAAAAATAACCTTTGGGCGTTCGCTTTTGACGAGAAAAGACATGTCGTCGAGGGAGAGATCGAGATTAACCCCAGCGAGGCGATATATCTCTCTTTTGACTTTAATAAAAATCCGATTTGTTGCTCGGTCGTACAATGGTACGAGAGCGAGATCCGAGTTATCGAGACGATTAAGTTAAGCTCCTCCGACATTTACGAGCTTTGCAACTACATAAAAGCAAAGTATCTCGGATTAATGCTTATCGTTACTGGAGACGCGAGCGGATCAAATTCGAGCGCTCTTGTTAAGGGAAATCTTAATTATTATACGGTTATCATGGCTCAATTAAATCTCGCGGCGGGACAAATGTACGTCCCCAGCGTTAACCCTCGTATCGAGTCAAATCAGGTACTCGTTAACTCGCTCCTCTCTCATTACTCGATAAAGATCTCAAAAGCTCGAGCGGCTGGGTTAATATTCGATTTAAAAAACGTCCGAGTACAACCCGACGGAGCGATCGAGAAAGGAGATCGAAACGATCCGACAAAACAAGCGGACGCGCTCGATACTTTTCGTTATTTTTGTAACACTTTTTTAAGCGGATTTATAAATTATAAACAATAAACCCTCTCAATCATGGAGACAAAATACCCAAATCTAAACGAATTTTTTAAGCGTAACCATGCCGAGCGCAACTGGGCGACAAGCGAGACCGTCTCGGGCGTCGGATCGGAGCTCCGCTTTACCCGCGACCTACATAAAAACCTCGTCTCGTTTATAAACAAAAACAAAGTCTCCTCGTTGCTCGATCTCCCTTGCGGAGATCTTAATTACATTAAACATGTAATCGCGGAGATAAAGCTCGAGCGTCCTTTTGGGTATGTCGGAGCGGATATTGCGACCAATCTTATCGCCGAGAATATTATCAACTTTCCCGAGCTGGAGTTTCGGGCGCTTAATGTCGTCTCCGATCCTCTCCTCGCTTGCGACATGATCCTCGTCCGCGATTGCCTTGTACACTTGCCGACCGATCTTGTATTAAATGCGTTGAAAAATCTATCAAAAACAAAGACAAAATTTATCGCGGTTACTACTTTTCCCGAGCACCCGATAAACGTCGAGCTCTCCGCGCTGGGGAGCTGGAGGACTTTAAACCTTTGCGCCGAGCCCTTTAATTTGCCCGAGCCGCTCGATATAATCGTCGAAAATTGCGCCGAGTATGGAGGAGAGTATAAGGATAAGTCTCTCGGAGTATGGTCGCCCTCTCAAATAAGAGAAGCAATCTCCGCCGCCGCGTCGAGCCGCTGAATCCAGTCCGTTAAATTGTAATTTTTTTCGATCTCCCGACGGATAATCGGAGCGATTAACTCGGCTTTCTTGCGATTGTAATACTTAAGAGCGTTAAAAATCTCGGCGTAACTTTCAAAGACGGACGACCCCTTTACGATATGCGAGGGGATACCGTCTCGATTAAGGGCAAAGACGCGCAATCCGCTCGCTTGCGCCTCCAGTATCGCAAAAGACCCGCTCTCGCTGGGAGAGGGGACAAGGAGGCAATCGAAACGAGTATAAATATCCGCCGCGTCTTTTGGATCGACAAATCCCTTATAATAAAAGTTAAGAGTTTGAGAGGCGCGATTTATAAACGCTTTGTAAAAATCGCTCTCGGGTACTCCTCGTCCGTAATAATGGAGCTCGTAATTATGGTCGGGATTAAGGGCGTTAAATTTATCGACCGCGTCAAAAAATGAGAGAGGGATCTTTTCGTCCGAGACGCGTCCGACGATACCGCAAATAAATTTACCTTGTCTCCGCTGGTTGCTCGGCTTGTATTTATTACAATCGATACCGAGATTAATCGGGACGATAAGAATATCTCTCCAGCTTTGCGCCTTGCTTATCGGCTTATAATTTGAGATCGCGAGCTTTGGCTTTGGAAACTGGGAGACGTTAAACGCAAAGGAAAAAGCTCCATGTATAAACCAAACTCGGCGCGGGATCATGGAGAGCCAAATCTCCGAGCTCAAAAAAGGATCATGTATTACGACAACCGAGTCGGGATATTGAGTTAATAAGATCCTCGAGAGCTCGTCCGTCGTTTTGTATGTTTTAAAATTCGAGTTTCCATAATTGAGACCGCCCTCGATGGCATAAAAAACGCTCTCAAAACGCGACCCCTTTACCCAGCAATCGACAAGACGCTCTCCTCCTCCGAAAAAAACTTTATGAGCGGTAATATGCACGATCCTCATAAGTACCTCGTATAAAGTTTTTGAGCTTGCTCGATCTTATGGTCGAGACCGTAACGGATTATCGTATTATTACCAGTATCTCGGCGATAATAATAAATCGGATCGGATATCGGTACGACGCCGACGCCTCCGATTAACTCAAAGAGGCGATATATTAAAGCGACGTCCGTACAATTTACCAGCCAACAACCCGAAAAGATAAAGTCCTCCGCCGATAATAGCTTTACAAACTCCCAGCGACAAGATCTCGGAGCGGTCGCCCAAAAAGGGACGGAGGCAAAACGCCCCTCCTCAATTAATCCGCTGGGATATCGGACGAGCTGGTTAACCTCTCCAGTCTTAAGGTCGCTCCAGTTTCCATAAGTTAACCGAGCGCCTCCTTTATACGCCTCCGCAATAACGTCGAGGCAACTCGGAGAGATCATGTCGTCGAGGTCTATAAACAAAACGACGTCGGTATCGTTTCCCGAGTATCGTATCGCCTCGATCCCTCTCCAGCGAGAGAAAGCCGCGCCGTAATTTTGATCGTTATTTATGATCGATATCATATTTTTGAAAGGAGAGCTCTCGGCAAAGGATCGGAGCTTGCTCTCGGTCGTATCGGTCGAGCCGTCGTTTATTACATAGATAAAAACCTCATGATCCGCCGCCGCGCTGGTTATACTATTAAGGCAATCCGCCGCCCAGCTCTCGCAATTATAACCAGTAATGACGATTTTAAACCTCATATTAAAACGATTGCGGTCTTATCCTCGTCCGTTAAGATCTCCGAGACGGGTTTGTTAAACTTTCGGCGTATTGTTAAGGCGAGCTCCAGCTCCGAGAGACGGTTTGTATCGTCGATAAGGATCGGGCAATCTAAAAAGAAACGATCCGCGTACTTAAGAAACCCCGAGCGCCCGATAATTGCGGGAGGAGCGTCGATAATAAGGAGATCGTATTTTTGCGGGAGGAGGTCGATAAATTGCGGCTCGTACCAGCCGTCGACGATCGGAGCAAATATGTACTTTATATTCGAGTACTTTCCGACATACTCGGTATCATGCTCGACGCAAATAACTTTAAACCGCTTTGCAAGCTCATGAGATCCCGATCCGCTCCCCAGCTCGACGATTGTACTCCCCTCCGCGATATTCTCGACGATCCAGTTATAAACCGCCGCGCCGATCGCCCAGCCTCCGAGATTATTTTTGTCGTGCTCCATAAGTTAAGAAAAAGCGGGGACGATAACCAGTCGCCCCCGCAAATGAAAACAAATCGCTTTTTAAACCGCCCCTAAAATAAATATTTAAAGATTGCGAGGCATATTTTAAAAAGATTATTTTTGCGAAACCCCAAACCGTTAAAAAATGGTTACTCCCCTAATGCCTACTCACCCAAACGAGAGCCCGAGCTCTCCCAGTCTGTTAAACGATTGCGATAATTGTTTGCGCGTCGACGTTAACCAATGCGCGGAGATACTGGTATTTAATCTCGGGCTCAAAGAGGGGACGGATTACGACTTTTCTTTTATCGATAATCATGGTAAAAAACATATCGTCCGAGCGACTGGACTTGCCGACGGGAGCGCGATAATTAATACCTCCGATTTACCGCTCGGCTTTCTTATTGTTTACGCTGGAGTTAAGACCGTAACGATCCGCGAGGTCGGATCTTGCGACGATCTTTGCTTTAACTCTTGCGCTAATAAGGTCGAGTTTTTTTGTTGTATAATTTTAACCCCAGTCGATACGACTGGAGATATTGACGATCCTATCTCGGTCGAGATCCCTTGTTGCAAGGGAAAGGAGAGTCTCGTATTATTATCGCTTACTATAGTATGTAACGACCCGCTCGACGGAGGCGGAGTTGCAAGTTTATCGGGGACGGTAATTAACGGATCGGGGTCTTATGAATTGCAAGTTAATTACGGCGGAGGCTGGGAGACGGTCGAGATATTTTCAAGCGTTACAAGCGGATCGATACTTAACGACTTTAATATCCCAAAAACCCCGCCCGAGCCCCTCTCGATACAAGTTAGGATTATCGATACGATAAGCGGATTAACCTCCAATGTTATTACGATAATCGTCCCGAGTTGTAATCCGATAATCGAGGAAAGTATCGATTTTTTAAATGTATATTTTAAATGCAAGACGAATAAATACGCCGAGATTTCGGGGTCTTTTAATGTAGTCGACGGGTCGGGATCTTACGACTTTCAAATGTACGCGGGCGGAGTTTGGAATACGATCGCGACAAATATCCCCTCTCCGTTTACGACCCAAATTTTCGCGGGCGTCGACTCGGAGGGAGAGTTTCCCGCTCGAATAATCGACTCGGCTACTGGGGCAGTATCAAACGAGTTAATCGTATACGGCGAAAATTGCGGAGGATCTGTAAAAAGTATCTCGATATTAAGCGCCTCCTCCTCTTGCGAGGGAGAGCAGCAAGACGAGAGCGTACAAATCGAAATTAATTACGACGGGACGGGGCATACTTTCGAGCTCCAGTATTATGACGGCGCGAGCTGGATAACGATCGGGACGACGCTTGGAGTCGGGCAAACGCAATTTTATGTTATCGCTTATAACTCGGGCGTCCCCGCTGGAGGTTACTTAATAAGAGTTAACGATACGACGCAAGGTATTTACTCCGTCACGCAAAATTTAAACTTTGTCGATTGCGCTACCTCCGCAATTTTCCTCGACGGCGTACAACTGGGAGAGGAAAATAACCTCTCTCATATTTATTCGACCGATAACGTATACGAGTACTCGTATAGCTTATTCGACTTAGTGAGAGAGTACTCGACCGATAATGTATTTTTTGACACGATCGCAAACTCTCTCGGCTGGCTGGGTAGTAACCCCGACACCGCCTCGCACCAAAACACCGCGAGCAATATTCATTACTCCGCTGGCAACTTTGTCCGTCTTGTCGGTAAAGATAGCGGAGGCGGACTTGTATACTCGAACTCTCTCCAAATCGTAACCTCCCCGAAAGTTTCAAAAGCCGATCCTTATTGTTTCGCAAATCAAAACGGAGTAACGATCGGAGGACTTGTCGACGCTGGTTACTTTCAAAATTATATTATCGAATATCGCCTCGCTGGGAGCGGAGATCCTTATACCGTTCTCGGAGTTTATAACGCAACGAGCGGGACTTTTGGAGACTTTAACGTACCGATCGGCGCGGGTAACGAGTTCGCAAATACCTCTCTCGACATAAGATTACGATCGGACGTTAACGCGTGGATCTTTTCCCCTGACTTTACCGTAACACTCTCGCCACCATGTTAAACGCTCTCGTAATAATTTCGGCGCTCTCGTTTTGTACGAGTATAATTTGCGTCGGTATACATAACTTAATCGGACGCGACGGCATGTTACTCGCAAAGCTGGGAGAGTATCTTTTACTCGAGCTCCCGATTTGGATCTGTAAAGTTTTATTTGCTTGCTTGCCTTGTATGGCTTCATTTTGGGGGTCGCTCGTTTGGCTTGCGGTTATATCGGTAATCCCAGTCGAGGGGTTGTCTTTGTTTTTTAATCTCGCGCTGGTAATCCCTTTCGTATTTATGGTCTCGGGGTTTAACACCCTCGCGGACGCTTTCTTTTTGTATTGCGACGTATATAAAAATGACGATCATGAGTTACATATCTAACCTCGAGGCGGCGGGCTGGTCTTATACTGGGGGTTGTCGTTGCGGCGGAGTATTAAAACATAAATATTCGAGGGGCAAAGATCGCCTCCTCGTTTATCCCGAGCGCGATCGGTTTGTATTGCGTAAATTTGGGGCGCAAAGTTTCGGAGGAGATCTAAATAAATTAATCGAGGTATGCAATTAAAAACGAGAATAAAGTCTATTTTAAACGGAGGGCGTAACGCCTTTCCCGACGCCAAACATAGAATCGTCCCCGCCTTTACTTTTGAGGGCGTCGATTACTATAAGTTTGACGCCGCTCATGGAGACCTCCCTTACAAGAGAGCTCTCGCGGCGATCGTCGTTTACAAAGAGCTCGAAATGTCTTGCTCGGTCGATTACCTCAAAAAGCACGTCGCAAAGGTTAACGAGATCCTCTCCGCGCCGAAATTTACCCTCGCGTCGGCAATGACTTTACAAAAATTAAACACTTATCTCGAGGAGCGTTTAACTTTCCCTTTCGAGCCAAATCTCGGGCTTAAGCTGGGGACGGTTGTTTACTTTGACGAGAGCGAAAATCCGTACGATTATGATCCTAAATACGCGGAGGAAAAGATAAAACGCTGGAGGAGCGGGGCGGGCGTCCGCGATTTTTTTTTGAAAACGCCGTTAATGGAGTTAATACCCTTTTTAAAGAGTTACGAGGGAGATATCGAGATTTATACCCAAACGATCGACGCGATAAACGCGATACATTTGGGCGGAGTTTCGGGAGCGTAATAAATGAGACGAGCTGGAGCTTTGAGCGTCAAATTATCGACATAATACTCGAGGGAGACGCGGCAAGGTTACAAGAGCTCGACAACTGGACGGCGATCGATTGTTTTGCTCGGCTTAATTATAGGCTGGGAATATTGAAAAAACAAAAAAAAGAAAGCGAGCAAAATGCCCGAGCAAATTATACTCGAGTTCGTCGGAGATCCGAGCGGACTTAAACCCGTCGCCGACGCAATGTCGGCTCTCGGTAAATTAACAGACGACCAGCGCAAGAGCTTACAAAAAGCGACCGACGATTTCAATACCCGCAAGACGGCAATCGTCGCAAGCGAGAAAGCAAGCGCGGACGCGATCGGTAAAACGACGACCGCGATAAGCAACGAGGCGGCGGAGCTTAATAAAGTATCGAAAGGGCTTAATGAGATATCGAAATCGGTTGCGGGCGGCAATCTCAAAGGAGTATCGGACACGTTTAAAAAAGCGGGCGACGCGATCGGCGAGACGGTAACGAAAACGATCTCTCTCAAGACGCAACTCCGTACACTTAAGCAAGAGTTACAAGGGCTCGAGGTCGGATCGAAACGTTTTAAAGAGGCGTCGATCGAGGCGTCAAAGCTGGAGGATAAGATCGGCGACGTTAACGAGCAAATCCGCGTAATGAGTAAAGATACATTTGCTCTCGACGCGGTTGTCGACGGCGTTCGCGGTATTACGGCGGCTTATTCACTCGCGCAAGGAGCGGGCGCTTTATTTGGAGAGGAGAATAAAAATTTACAAGAGGCGCTCGTTAAGATTAACGCCTTAATGCTCGTCTCGACCAGCTTGCAAGAGGTCTCAAATCAATTAACGGGACAAGGCGCGGCAAAGCTCGGGATTTTAAGTATTGCGACAAAAGTACAAACGTTTGTAATGGAGGGCGCGACGTTTGCGGCTAAAGCGTTTCGCGGAGCTTTGGTCGGTCTCGGTCTCGGCTTGGTCGTTACATTGCTTTACGAGGCTGCAAAGGCTTTCGGATTGTTTACGGACTCCGTCGACGATAATACCAGCGCTCTCGATAAAAACGAGGAGGCTCGTAAAACGTTTCTCGAGCAAGACGAGGCGATTATTAATAAACTGGAGGAGCTTAAGGTCTCGGAGAAAGCAAGGCTCGAGGCGGCGTTAAAAAGCGCCGAGCAACTCCGCAAAATAAGAGCGGACGACGTTAACGGTTACGATACTTTACTGAAAAAGGCAAAAGAGAGCGGAGATAAAAATTATATTATTGAGGTTGAAAACTACATAAAAAAAGACGCGTTAAGGATTAAGGAGATAAACGACGAGGTAAAAGTACTCGACGAGCGGATCTCCGCAACAAAGGACGCTCTCGCGGCGATTGCAAAAGAGGAGGACGCCGCCCGTAAAAAGGAGGCGGAGGCTCGAAAAAAAGCCGACAAGCCGACCGAAATGCTCGCGCAAATCGAGGAGGGTTACAAACAAGAGCAAGCCGCTCTCCAGCGCAAGATCGACGCGGAGATCGCCGCCGAGAAAAAAGCCCTCGACGATAAAAAGAAATTAAAAGAGGACGCGGCGGACGCGGAGAAAGCAAACGAAAAGGAGTTAATGGATCATATCGCGACACTCCATAAGAAAAAGGACGACGAGATCGTTAAGAGCGAAAAGGACGCCGCCGCAAAAAAAGAGGAGCTCCGACAAGCCGAGATCCAAGCGGTCGGCATACTGGTCTCGACGATCTTTACAATAACCAACGCCCAGCGCAACGCCGATTATGAGGCGCAACTTAATCACTTGGCGACCATGAGAGACGCCGAGCTAAATAACAAGGACTTAACGGAGGCTCAAAAGGCGGCGATTAATGAAAAGTATCGGAGAGAGGAGGCGGCGATTAAGCGCAAGCAGTTTGAGCAAGAGCGATCCGCAAAAATTATCGAGGCAACGATCGCGACCGCTCTTGCGGTTGTAAAGGCTTTACCTAATTACGTCGCGGCGGCTTTGGCTGGAGTTGCTGGGGCGGCTCAAATCGCGATTATCGCGTCGCAACCGACGCCCGCTTTCGCGAAAGGTACGGAGTACGTCGAGGGCGCTGGGACTGGGACGAGCGACTCGATACATGCAAAGCTCTCGAAAGGCGAGCGCGTTGTCCCCGCAAAAATTAACGAGTCGCTCGCTGGCATACCAAACGAGGCGCTCCCGAGACTTGCGGCGCTGGCTGGCATGATACCAAACATATCGGGAGATTATCTCGGAGGACTGGATCGTAACGCGTCCGCGAGTTTCGATTATAAGCTCATGGCAAAAGAGATATCCTCGACGCTTGCGAACGCGACAAAGCCGCAAATATCAATCGATAAAAACGGCTTTAATATCCTCCTCGTAAAAGGAAACTCGAGAGCGACGTATCTTAATAATCGATACTTAAGCAAATGAGGTTATTTGCAATGATAAAGCTCTCCCGCCTCGTCGGTAAACTGGACGCCTTTTTTTATATCGTCGTAACGATCGTCCCCTTTGCAATAAGTCTCGGCATGGAGAGGAGTTTCGCACTCGTAACACTTTTTGCAAGAGGAGAGAGCAAGGATTGAGAGGATAAAAACGATTTTTTTCATGGTTTAAAGTTTAGTTAATTTTAGATTTACGAGATCAAATATAAAGCCAAAAAATGAGTAAATACAAATTTACGATAATAGATTACTCGGTTAACCCAGCGGGAGACTCGACCGTTATACCCGAGCCCGTCGGCTGGGACGGATTGATAATAAAGCTCCAGCGCTCGCCCGAGTATCATGGATTTTTTGATTATTTCGATAACTCGATCTCGGGTCTCCAGTTTGACGGAGAGGGTTTCGACATAATTAAATCCGCTTACTCGGTACTCGGGAGCGCTGCAAAACTCGAGCTCGAGATCGAGTACGCTTGCTCGGAGACGGATTCTTTCGAGCCGCTTTATACTGGACGATTTGACTTTAACACATACTCGGAGACTTGCGGCGATCGTTGCTTTATCGAGATCAATATCGAAACGACCTCTTGTCTTGTCGACTTTAAAAACCGCTCGGATCAAAAAGTCGATCTCGAGAGCTTGCGATCGTTTGACTTGCCCGACGGAGATCCCGACGATTTGACGGCTTACGCTGGTCTCGGTTTCGATATCGAGCTACTTGCGAACGCCGTCTTTTTACGGACGTTTTACCAAATGACGGACGGCAATATTTTTTACTTTACGGACGGCGTCGGAGCTTTGCTCGGAGAGGCGGCGACACATTATTACACTTTTGCGCTCGATAAACCAGTCGAGACGACTTTACCCTCGTTTGCTGGGATAACCTTTGCTTACGACGTACTTAACGGGACGCCTCCGTCCCCCTTAGAAAACTTTATTACAAACGGGTTTCCGATCTTTACTTTGAGCGAGCTCTCCGCGCTGGCATGTTACGGAGATTTTAATATCTCCGCTCATGTAAAGGGCAATTTTATCGAGGACACAAACTCCGATCGTAATTACGGCTCGAGCTGGGTATTAATACACGTCGATACTGGAGGGACGATTACCGTACTCGATACCCAAACGATCGACGCGGGGACGGCGTACGCTGGCGGAGTACCTCATAACCAGCTTTTCGATAAAACTTTAACGGCAACGGTATCGCTGGTCGAGGGAGATAAAATTTACGTCGCCTTATTGCTTTTTAATTATCAATACGACACCGCTCCCGATCCTTATACGTTATCCGTCGAGTTTGAGATATACGATTTTGATATTAACGGCTTAACGCAATGCGACCCGACCGAGAGTAAAGTTTTTCTCGTTAACGAGACCGCCTCGAGGATCGTCGAGAGTATTACAAACGATTGCCTCCGCGTTTATTCCGATTACTTTGGGCGCGTCGACGCTTTACCTTATACCAGCGCGTCCGACGGTTGCGGGAGCTGGGAGATACTTACAAACGGACTTAATATCCGCCGCGCCGTAATGGTCGACGATACCGACCCGAAAACCGTCCTCTCATTTGCGGAGCTTTGGGCTGGACTTAATCCGATACATAATCTCGGGCTCGGCGTCGAGGTCGATCCAAATCGCGCGGATCATGAGCTTTTGAGGCTGGAGAAAGTACAATATTTTTATGACGACGCCGTTATCTTTACGATTAACGACATTAAAGATCTTAAGCGATCAATCTTGCCGAGCGAGATTTATTCGACATTTAACGGCGGCTTTCAAAAATACGAGACCGAGACGGCGGGAGGGCGTAACGATATACACGCAAAGAGAAATTTTCGGACAACGATCTCGAATATAAAAAACGCGCTGGAGCAAGTCTCCTCGTTTATCGCGTCGGGACACTCGATCGAGGTTACGCGCTGGCAAGTCGGAGCGACCTCGCAAGACTGGAGATACGATAACGATACCTTTGTCGTTTGCGTTGTCCGAGACGAGGGAGCTCTCGGAGGCTGGAGGGTCGAGCGAGGAGAAAGTATGCCGACCGCCGACAACTTGCCAAACTGGGAGACATGTTATAATGTACTCATATCTCCCCAGCGCAACGCTCGCCGCTGGACGCCGATAATATTACAAGCATACGTCGATTTTTTAAACGGGACGATCAAATTTATGGACGGGACGGGCAATATTATCGCCTCGACATTTATCCTCCCAAATACCTCGACCGATTGTATTACGCAAGACGACGCGATACCGTTTGTGAATATGCCCGAAAACGCCGATATCTCTCTCTCGGCGAGCGCGGCTTATCCTTTTGACCCCGATAATATAGAAAATTTTTACCCGTTCAAAAAACCCGAGCGCGTCCGTTTCGAGTACCCGTTAAGTTTTGAGGACTGGAAAACAATTAAAGCAAATCCGAGAGGTTTAATTGCTTATAATTGCGGCGACGGAGTCCTCGAGCAAGGCTGGATCGAGGAAATAAACTATAAAATTAACGACGGGATCGCGGAGTTTATACTTATACCGCGTATCGACGTCGATCAAATAGGAGTATATTATTATGGCTGATACCGCGATTTTTTCTCCGAGCTGGAGCTTTGTCGCTCTCGGGGACTTTCCTTACGATTTGACTGTTTGTCATGAGCCCGAGACGGTTTGTATACCAATGATCTCGATCTCCGATTTACGTTTTCAGGTTTACGCAAGCGTATTATCTCCGACCCCAGTCGTCGCGTTTCCCGAGCGGACGATCTTTGCTTATCCGATCCCTCTCGACGCCGATTGCCAATACGACGAGATCCCTGACTTTCCTGATCTTAAGCCGCTGGAGGCAACCGTAACACCGATCTCGGACAAGGTCGGAGCGGTCGCGGTTATCTCATTTGATACTCAAAATATTACCAGCTTTGACGATATACCAGTTTACGGGAGCGGAGGTACGATCTCCGTCGGAGATTGCTTTAAATTCGTAATCGTCGAGGTATGGACGAGCGGCGTATCAAAAGAGGTTGTCTCGCAAACGACGCTCGGTTGTACGAATTGCTTTAAACGAGTTTCCGATCCTTGCTTTCTCTCGCGTATTGAGTACTCGAATAACGAGAACGCTTTTGATTTTTATTATAATAACGGCAACTCTCTCGGCAATCCAAATCGAGTACTTTTACCGTTTTACTTACACTCTCCCCAGCTTTTACACGACGAAAGCTCGTACCAAACGTCGAGCGGAGTTTATATTAAGCTCTCGGAGAGGATCGAGGAGGAGCTTATCTTGCAAACGGATTACATGCCGCAAGGATTCCACCGCCGACTCAAGATCGCCCTCGCTCATGATTTTATCAATATAAGCAATACAAATTACGACGACTTAATTAATATCTCAAACGATTTCGTATGTCGAGATCCGTATGAGATAGACTGGAAACCCGACATCGTCGACCTCCAGCTCGCGCAAGGAAAAACAAAAGTAAAGATCTCCGCGCCGCTCTCTTTGTATAACTCGAATTGTAAACCCGCCTAAATTAAAAAAATGGAAAAGCTATTAACAAAAAAGGAGCTCGCAAAGCTCAAAACCGCCGCAAACAACTCGATCTCTCTTGCTTTCGATATGGTCGAAAGCGTACTCGAGAGCGCCGTTAACGAGCTCCTCGCTCATGAGATCGATAAGGTTGTCGGCATAATGCCGTCGGGAGATCAGATCCCAGTTACCCCAGCCGATAAAACGTCGGGGATAATATTACTCGCGCTCGGACATGCTTATTATGGCGAAATGGCTGCAAATCTCGCGGGCTCGATCCGTTACTCGGATAAAGATATCCCGATTCATTTGGTTTATCATGGCAACGCGCTCGATCATTTGGGGCAAGATAAGCTCCGCCTTTTTACCAGTATCGCGCAAGCTCCAGCGGAGAGCTTTACAAAGGGCGGTAAAACGGCATACTTTAAAGCAAAGACCTATCTTTACGACTTAAGTCCGTACGATAAAACGCTTTACCTCGACGTCGACATGATCCTTTTCGGCAACCGTCGCGCCTCCGACTTTATCGCCGCGCTGGACGGGGTCGACTTTGCGATCCAAAACCGCGACGCGATCGAGCTCTCCTCAATTAAAGAGGGCGACAAGCCTCCTTTTTATCTTTGGGCGGACGTTGCCTCAATTAAAAAGGCGTACGACTTAACCAGCGGCAAACTTTACGGCCTACACTCCGAGTTAATGTACTTTGAAAAAAATCCAAAAATGGAGGCTTTTTTTAATGAGGTTAAAGAGATTTACGAGCGTCCTAAAATGGAGGCTCGCGAGTTCGCTGGAGATATCGCGGACGAGCTGGCTTTTGCGGTTGCAATGCTTAAGACGGGCGTTAAACCTCATGTCGAGCCGTACTCTCCCGTCTACTGGAGAAAGCTCGACGGTCGTAATGGAGTGCCGCACCGTATTAATGATCTCGGCGCGAAATTTTTTGCGTACTCCGTCGGCGGTAATGTGCAACCTCCGCAAATGGTCGACATTTATAACCTCATGGCAAAGGCTTACATGAGAGCCGTCGGCGTCTCCCGAGTTTGGGCGCTGAAAAACAAAAAGAACTTTATTAAAGAGCGTCAATCCTTATGAGTGCACAACAACAAAAACCAACTCCAGCGCAAGAGGCGGCGGAGTATTTATTAAGCGGCAAAAGACACGCGGGTTATACGGAGTCCGTAAAGATTTACGAGGCTTTGCGTATTCATATCGAGGGTCTTTATCCCGATCAATTAATCGCAACGCGTCGCCCAAACGAGAGCGAGAAAATTTGGAGATTTCGCAAAGACATTTACCAGCCGATAACAAAAGACACGCCAAACCGCGTTATAACATCGCTCGGCAAGATCCGTCGCTCTCCTGACTGGTCGATTAAATATCCCGACGCTCCCGCAAACTCAAAGATCGCGGAGGGCGAGCTTTTATCCGATTACCTCGAGAAAAATTATCCGTATCATACCAGTATAACAAACTGGGTATTTAAGATCGCGCTTAAGAGTATGCTCGGAGATCCGAACGCGCTCGCGGTTATTTTGCCGAGTAATATTTACGCTCCCGCTGGAGAGTACGTTAAGCCGATCGCGTTAATCTTTAACTCTCCGAACGTAATCGCGTACGAGGAGGGGCGCTTTGCAATCCTTAAGTACAAAGGATTTGACAACGATAAAGGCGGACGCGAAAATTATTTGATCGTTACGCCGACCTCGATCGAGTGGACGTACATAACAAATAAAAAAACGATCGTAATCGCGGACTCATACGCTCATGATCTCGGTTATTTGCCCGTTATCCGTCTCGGCGGTACGTTTTGCGTTAATCATGGAGCGCAAACGATTTACGAGAGTTACCTCTCTCCAATGCTCCCCTATCTTAACGAGGCGGCTCGAGAGTACTCCGATCATCAAGCGGAGATCCTCCAGCATATTTTTTCCGAGACGTGGGAGTGGGCGTCGCAAGGTTGTAATACTTGCAAAAACGAGCTCGGGATCTCGGTCGGACAAATTAAAAACCCGAAAAACGTAACGGGCAAATCCTTAATAAAGTGTCCCGATTGCTCGGGGACTGGGATCTCGCCTTACAATAAGCTCGTAATCCGCCCAGCAAAAACAAATCTCGGAGAGCAACCCGCGCCGATCCCGCCGAAAGGCTTTATCGAGAAAAATACCGAGATCGCCCGTTTGCAAGACGAGCGGATCGAAAAACACCGATATCGCGCTCTCGCCTCGATTAACTTTCAATTTCTCGACAAAGCTCCGCAATCCGAAAGCGGGATCGCAAAAGAGGTCGATCGGGACGAGCTTAATAATTTCGTTTATAATGTCGCCGAGACGATCGTCGAGGATCTCGACTTTATAATTAAAGCGATAACGGATTATCGATATATGGATCTTATCCCAAATACCGCCCAGCGTTACGAGATACTCCCGACGATCCCAGTCCCTCAAAAATTTGATCTCGTTAATCCGAGTTACTTAATCGACGAGTACGGCAAGGCAAAGACCGCAAATATGAGCGGGGTCGTTTTGTCGGCAATGGAGGCGGAGTTTGTCGCAAAAAAATTTATCGCCGAGCCCGAGCTCCTTGCGGTCTTGCAATTAACTTACAAGCTCGATCCGATCCCGAGCAAAACGACGGACGAAAAAATGAGCATGTATCAAAATAAAGCCGTAACGCAAGAGGCTTATATCGTCTCGAGCAATATTAACGCCTTTATAAAGCGGGCTCTTTTGGAGGATCGCGATTTTATGAGCAAGCCAACGGGCGAGCAAGTTGCAACGCTGGAGAGTTTCGCGCAAGAGGTAATCGATACATACGAAAATAATAAGGACTTAATACCGACGCCCGACGGAGCTCCGAGCGCCGCCGATCTCAAATTTACGGTCGGAGGACTTACAAGCATGATCGAGATCGCGAAAGCGGTCGCGTCGGGTTTATATCCGCTTAACGCGGCGGTCGCTCTTGTTCAAGATCGTTTCGGATTAACGGAGGACGAGGCAAGAGCCCAGCTCGGCAATCCTCAAATAATAACAGATCCAAATAAAGTTGACAACGTCTTAAAATTAACGTAAAGCATGTCGACCGCCCCCGAGCAATTAATTAAAGACCTCGTCGATAAGATTAAGACGAGCGTATCGGGTTTCGATCAATCGTTACCAGTTACCCAGCGCCAAATTATGAGCGAGGTCGAGTTGCTTATTAAGGGACTGGAGACAAATAACTCGGGTAATATTATCGCGAACGCTCAAAACTTAAGGACGGTCGGGATAATACAACAAAAGCTCCAGTCGATAATTAGCTCTCCCGAGTATCGTCGATCAGTAAAGGATTATCTCGGCAATTTTAACGACGTCGCCAAATTAAACGATAAGTATTACTCGGCTCTCTCGGATAATTATACAAGACCGCCGATCGTCGCCGAGCTCCAAAAGCAAACGATCGACGCGACGATTAACTCCTTAACGGCGGCGGGTATATCTCAAAGCGTAACGAGCAAGGTGCAAGATATCCTCCGCGTTAATATTACGACGGGAGCAAGTTACGCGGATCTCTCCCAGCAACTCCGCGACTTTTTAACGCAAAACAAAACGGGAGAGGGAGCGCTCGAGAGGTACACGAAACAAATTACGACCGACGCGCTTAATCAATACTCGGCGCAATACTCGAAAGCGGTCTCCGACGATCTCGGCTTTGAGTGGTTTCGGTATACTGGAGCGGAGATTGAGGACTCGCGTCCTTTTTGCAAAGCAATGATCGATAAAAAGTACTTCCACAAATCCGAGATCCCGAAACTCCTCGAGGGCAAGTTTCCCGAGTTCGCGGATAATAAGGGAGTAATTTACGATAAAACTGGTCTCCCCGCTGGCATGGTTGCGGGGACGTCTCCCGAGACTTTTTTTACATATCGCGGCGGGTATAATTGCGGACATCAAATCGTCGGAGTGCCGACCGACTCCGTCCCTCCCGAGTACCGAAAGGCTTTGCTTTTTGGAAAGCTCGACGAGCCGATCGGTATAAAAACAAAACCCGCGAAAGCTCCAGCGCCGACAAACTTACCTCCCGACGCTCAAAAGGCGCTCGAGTTGCTTAAAAACTTTAAACCAGCAAAAACGATTAAGGAGGCGACAAAATTCGCAAACGACGCAAAGCTCGCAAAGACCCCGATCGATTATAAGCTCGCAAAAGGAGCGGCGGCTTTGCAATACGTTAATGAGCTTAATGCCGCCTTATTAAAATTAAAGAGCGAGGGGCTCGAGGTTTACGATAAAGTATTTTTGTCAAACTCTCCGACAAAGACTTTCCGAGCTCAAAACTGGACGAGATACCTTTCAAATGGAGATATACAAATGAGCCTCCAGCTTAATATCGGAAAAGACTTATCTCTTGCAAATTATAAGCGCGTCGCCGATTCAGGCTGGAGTATCTCGAGATCAATAAACGATACGATCAATCATGAATACGGACATTTTTTAACAAAGCCGCCAACGAGAGCGGAGTACGATCGGATCGATCCTATACTTATGAAAATTAAGATCCCAGTATCGGAGTATGGAGCGACTCAAGGCTGGGAGGCTCTCGCTGAAATTTACGCGCTCTATAAGAGAGAGGGCGTTGCTCCTCTCGAGCAAGACTGGATCGATTTTTTTAATAAATACTCGGCTAAAATAAAAATCCCAAATAAATGAGAAAAGAAACCCTCTCCGACGGATCTTTTACCCTTATCTCCGATCCTCCTCCTTGTATCGATTGCAAGTTTGCAAACTTAAAAGCTCGGACATGTAAAGCGTTTCCCGACGGCATACCTCGCGAGATAATATCAGGAGATAACCAGCATACAAAACCCCTCCCCGATCAAAAAAATAAAGTCGTATTTGAGCCGATCAAATAATTAACAATCGGTTGTTAATAAAAAATAAAAGCGAAAGCTCTTGTTTTTTCAATCTTTTAAACTTTATATTTACCCAAACTTAAAAACGTGCTCTTATGGCAAATAATGTCGGCGAATTAATCGGAGAAATTTTCGGACTGGTCGGGATCGACGCAACGGACGAAAAATACAAGCCTCTTGTATCAATAACAACCCCGATCGACGCGGACACCGCCGACAAGATCTCGAAAAATATCCTTTCGATTGACACCGCAAAAATGAGCTCCCAGTTAAAAGCTCATTTTAAGGCGCAAACTCTTAACGGAGTGGACGCGCAACATGAGGAGCTCGCGACCGAGTACGGACTCGATCCAGCGGACGCCGCCGAGCTTAAGTCGATTAAAGATACTTTCGAGCGTAATAAAAAACTAATCGCGAAAGTAAAAGCCAACGTCGAAAAGTTAAACGCTGGGAAAGGAGATACCGCAAAGCTGGTCGAGGAAAACCGAAAGCTAAACGACGCGATCCTCGCAAGTAAAGCGGATTTCGATAAGAAACTCGCGGACATACAAGCGAACAAAGAGAGCGAGCTTAACGATTACGCGATTATGTCTCATTTGCGCTCGCTTAAATATGCAAACGAAAACGTCGACGCGGATATTAACGCGTTAACCGCAAAATCTGTAATACAAAACGCTCTCGCCTCCAAAAAAATCGGAGTTAAAAGAGACGCGACAAATACTTTGAGATTGTATCAGTTAGAAAATCCCGAGCTCGACTATCTCGAGAATCACAAACCGATCTCATTTGCCGACCTTGCCTCAAAAGAGTTGCAAGCGAAGAAAATGCTCGCAATAACCGACCCGAGCCGAGCGACGGGTAAAACTGGCAAAGACGCCGCTCCCGCTGGAGGTAAAAACGACGCCGCTCCCGATAACTCGGAGGCGATCTCTTTTTACGATCAGCAACTCGCCCAGTTTGAGCGATAAGGAAAAGCGACCGAGCCGCCTTTTTTACTTTTTTAAAACCTCAAAAACATGTTAGGATTTGCACCCGCTTTGTTACAACATATGAAAGTTGTCGCCGAGCAAAATTACGCGGGGATTAAAATTACCCCCAGCGGCTTTTTCAAAGCCCTTATCGAAAATAACCCAGCTTTACGCGTTGTCGGAGCTGGAGGCGAGAGTATCGACCCGTTAAAACTTTCAACGAAAGCGGGACATATTCGCGACGTAAAATTAAAATACCTCCCTCGTATTACCGACTCGCAAATCGGGACGGAGGATAATTGCGACAACGATCAAATTTTCCAGTATAACGAAATGGATCTCGCCGCGCCGAGCTTCCGTAAATTTTCGTTTTTCCTCGACTGGCGCTTTGTTGAGCGTTATCAGGAGGAGGCGAGCAAACTCGTTACTACTGGCAACCCGAGTACGTCGGTATTGCAAGAGCTTGTCGATCAAATTCAGCACGCGGTTAATGGTCTTGTCGTTTCAATGGATAAGGCTTTGCTTGCTCAAACCGTTTTCGGGACAAACGTAACGACGGGTAATAATCTTGCAAAGTCGATTAATATCAATAAGGACGGCAGCGTCCTCGACCTTTCGCAAGGATTGATCGAGATATTAAGCGACGCGCAAGAGAATGAGTTCAACGGAGAGCTGATCCTTGTCGGAAACGGACTTTTTAACAAATTCGAGATCGCAAAAGCGGGCGGAGCGTTAAACGGGACGGGTAACGCTATGAATTTGGCGGCGTTAAGCGGGTATAAATGGTATAACGATATTAACTCCGCAACCGCTATTAATTACGGAGCGAACGCGGTCGCCGCTTTTGCGAAAGGGACGGTCGGTTATGTCGATATTGACCGTTATGTCGCTTGGAAAACTGGCAAATTTGGGAGCTCATGGTTTACGCAAATCATGTTACCAATAACCAGCGGCGACGGAGTTCAAACCATGACTAATTTTAACCTCCAAATAATCGAGAAAGATTGCCCGAGCGAAATGTACGACGGATATAATCAATCGAGCGTCGATCGCGGTTATCAGGTTATTATATCAAAGCGTTTCGGCTTGTTTCAGCAACCGAGCAACTCTTATCAGGCTGGAGATCGTCTTGTTAACAATAACGGATCTTTGCTTTATAATATTGCGAACGATTGCGACCCTTGCGAGGGCGGAGCGCTTAAATAGTTAAGCGGCTTGTAAATGGTATTGCGGGGACGATTGATCGTCTCGAGGCTTAAGGGCTGGGGAGAGGGGAGCGAAACCCCTCCCCGCAACTTAAAAAAAAATTAAAAGCATGGCTCTCGATTGCTTGCGTAATTATGTCGGTATACTGGGTTGTGGCTTGCCCGAGCCCGAGAGCGGTTTATTTATTAACTCGCTGGGTATACCTCTCGAGAGTATCGAGAAACTCTCGACACCCGAGCAACAAAATTTTGTCGGCGTATGGTCGGACGTTCAAACTCGAGCGACCCGTCGTCTTAATACCGCGATAACCTCTTTTTTCTCCCAGCGATACAAACTTAACTCGATCCGCGAGATCGTCGCAATACAATCGAAACCCGATCCGCTGGTTACAACTCCAGCGGGGGCGCAATGGAGAGGAGTTATTTACGCCGCCCGAGATATTAACGGAGATCCGTCGTCGGTTCTCCAGTCTTTAAATATACAATCGGTCGCCGTTTATTGCCCGATCGCTGGAGCAACGATTACGCTCGGGATCTTTGACTTACAAACTGGAGCTCGCTTAATTACGAAAGTAATAAACTCGTCTCTGGCTGGAGATAATCTTTTTAAGATTAACGCGGGCGGATATATCGGCGGATTTTTTATCGGTTATTATGCAACTTTTGCGGGAGCGGAGCTTAAGATCGACGCAAACGAGGACGCCTCTTGCGATTGCTCGACGTCTTGTTGCGACGGAGTATTAAAAGGCGCAACCGTCGACGGAGCAACCGTTAATGATTTCGATATCTTAACGCTGGAAACTTTAAATAATACTTTCTCCGTACGTCCGATCTTATCTTTATCATGTAGTTGGGACGGTTTGGTTTGCGGATATAAAAGTTATTTTGCAACGGCTTACTGGTACGCGCTGGGAGAGGAGCTTATGAGCGAGAGAATATACTCGGCTCGTTTAAATAAGTTTACTCTTATGGGAAAAGACGAGGCTCTCGCCCGTCGAGACGAGTTTAAAGCTCGGTATCATGAGGAGTTAACCAACGCGATCGAGAGTATTACATTTGATACCTCCGATTGTTGTATCGAGTGCAACGAAACCGTAATAAAAAGGGAGGTTTGTTTATGATCTCTCTCGAGACAAATATCGCCGCCGTATTAACGCCGATTATTGCAAAGCTGGAGAGTAACGAGCTCGCCGATCGCGTCGCGAAAGTAGTCGCGTCCGAAATGCTGGGAGAGATCCGCGTCCGTATTCATCAAGAGGGCAAAGCCGCCGACGGAAACGATATCGGGCAATATTCGACCGAGCCTCTTTACGTCGGAGTAAAACAAAATCAAAATATCGGGCGCTCATTTGGAGCTCCGCTGGGTAAAGAGTTTAACGGAAAGCGCCGATCCAAATTTGAGAGCGGCAAAAAGGCGGGACAACAACACGCCTCGAGATACTTTGCGGACGGATATAAAGGTTATAAAACGACGATCGGCCGCAACCAGCTCGGGAGAGTTAACCTCTCGTTAAGCGGGCAACTGGACGCGCAACTCGTATTAATACAATCTCCTCTCGGCTGGGGTCTCGGCTGGTTTGATTCTGAAAAATACAAAAGAGCGGTCGCCTTACAAGCGGCAAAATATAAAAAAAAGATTTGGGCGTTAACAAGCGAGGAGGCGGAGAAAGCCGTCTCGACCGCCGAAAGGGAGGTACTAAATGCCTTTTCTTAAGGAGCAAATCGATATTATAAACAAAAAGCTCTCGGAGGTACTTTTCTCCGACAAGCGATTTGCTGGGGCTCAAATTAACGGGGTCGCCTCTCTTGCAACTTATAAGGACGGAGACGCGATAAAGACCTCTCCCGTCGTAATGGATCAAAATTATGAGGCTCGCTGGGTAGGTCTCGACGATACTTATCCTCTTATAATTTATCATCGTATAACTGGGATCTCATACTCCCAGCAAGGAAACTCCGCTCCGCAATTCGGTCGGGCGAGTAATAAGGTATCGCAAGCCGCCGAGATTTATCTCGTCGTTTATGGTCGTTTTGCGCCCTTACAATTAACAACCGAAAAACTCGAGGCTTTGCTTGTTGCTGGCTTTCCTGATTTGGTCGGATCGGAGGATCTCGCTCCGCTGGGTCTCGACTCTATGTTCGTTACTTTAATCTCGTCAAACCTTAACTCGCCGCAAGTTTACGCGGGAGAGTATACGGGGACGCCTTTAAAAATGAGCGCGGAGGATATTCTTTTTGCCGTCCGATATCGTATTGATACGAGCTTTCGGAAAAATTGTTTTTCGATTTGCGATTGCCCTCCAGTATTGAGGTAATCGAGTACTATGTTTAAAAATTTAATACCTTAAAAAAATGGGTTATTATTCTACTGGCTGCGACGATATTATCCCCGCGCCAAATTGCGACCCTTGCGCGAGTATGGAGTTCGCTCGACTGGGGTCTTTTGGATTTATCCGCTCCGATTATTATCCGACGATTGCCGCCGATCCGTCAAATCGCGCCCTTTGGGACGCTGGTATGTCGGCGCTCGATCCGACCGTCTTTTTGTTTCCGTTTACTCATGGAGAGCTCGCCGAGCCGTCCGAGCAAGTCGGAAACGGTTACGGTCGTCAAGTCGAGACGTTTCTCGGTTATGACTTTAACGCGACGGTTTACGAGCCAAACTATAAAGATAATTGCGACTTTTGGAACGCAATTAAAAGGAGCAAAAATTATCATTTTGCATACTTTTCGAGCTCGCAAGTACACATTACTCCCGTCCCCGTTACCGTAATCCCAAAAGCTCCGATCGCCGACGATTTGACGGCGGAGGTTGTTTGGAAAATTACTGTAAAATGGAGGCATGAGAATCACCCTTGCCCGAGCGATACGCCGAGCGGGTTGCTGGAGTCTTGTTACATACCGAGCTAATCGGTTAAAAGTTAAAAGGGAGGGGCAAACGTCTCTCCCTTTTTACTATTGTTAAACCCTTAATCTTATACCTTATGTCTTATATGGAGCTCATTTTTGGGAGCGAGGATCTTAAATTAATCCTCGTCGGATTTTTTTACCTTAACGTCGGGATCTTGCTTGCGTCTCTTGTCGGGACGACGACCCGCGAGCCAAACTCCGAGCGTACGCCGTTTCGTTTTTCGTGGCGATTTTTTGTCTCGGATAACTGGTTGCGCTGGGCGAAAAGCGTTATTTTCGGGACGGTTGCTTTGCGTTTCTCGCAAGAGATACTCGGGAGCGCTCCGACCTCTTATATCGCTCTCATGGTCGGCTTTTCGATCGACGGCGTTGTTATGCTATTAAAAAACAAAAAACTATTTTAACTTATGACAACGACGGAGGATCGTATCGAAAGCGCGATCGCCTTTATTAGTGGCGATTTTTTAACTATGTTTATTTTATGGATTCATTTTGACGCGATCGATATCGTTTTAAAGGTAGCGGCGACGGGCGTACTCGGAGGCGTCGGCGGCTTTGCTGGCTTACTGGGAAAGGATCTTTATAACATAACAAAAGACAAGATCTCAAAATGGAAAAACAAGGAGACGCCCGAGTAATAAACGACGCGAAAATTATCGCAATCGTTCAAAGGATTATCGCAAACGGAGACGCGGTCGATCTCTCCGTCCCGAGAAACAATATCGGAGTAATGTTTACCCGAAAGGGCGAGAGCTGGTCGCGCTTTTGTTATACGCTCGAGGACGAGATCCGATCCGAGTTTGTAAAGATTTTCGGCGCGACATGTATCGAGGCTGGCTTGTATCAAATGAGGGTTACATACTCCCCAAAATTTAAGCGCGAGACCGTCGAGATTACTCCGCTTTTTAAAACGTCGACAAAGTTTACAGGCTTGCGCGTACATGGAGGTAATACGGAGGCGGACTCTCATGGCTGCATACTGGTCGCGTTTAATATTAACCCGCAAAAAACTCGGATCTTTGACTCCGCCGAGCGAGCTTTTACCCAGTTTGTAAAAGAGAGAAAGGGAGGGATCTTGCTTGTTGAAAATAAGCAACTTTCGTCGGACGGTAATTTTGTCGATTATTTATTATAAATTTGCGGAGGATCGGAGCGCGGGTCGGGTACAATACCAAACCGAAAGGGGCGAAAAAGTCAAAGTCTCGCGAGTACTCCGATCCTATTTTTTACTATGCAAAAGGAGTATAATGTTTGCCTCGCGATCGCAAATTATTTACGCTTACAATACCCGAGCGTCGAGTTTCATTTTGACCTTGCGGGAAACAACTTAAGCGAGGCGGCGCGTAATAAAAATAAGGCGATCCAAAAGCGGAGAGGCTTTCCCGATTTACAGATCCTCGAGCCTCGAGATCGCTTTGCTGGTTTGTTTATCGAAATTAAAGCACCTGACACGCGATTACAAAAGGAGTCGGGAGTTTGGGCGTCCGACCATATTCTCGAGCAAGCGGCTTATCTTTTGAGGTTAACGCAAAGAGGGTATCTCGCGGAGTTTGGCGTCGGCTTTGACGAGTGCAAACGAATTATCGATAATTACTTATCCCTCCCAAAATGAGCGACAAGCAAAAGACGGCGATCGTTATCGCGATATGCGTAATCCTTAACGCCGTAATCATTTACGCGGTTATTGCCTCCAGCTCCCAGCGGGCGAGCAAAATACAAATCGAGGCGGATCTTAAGATCGCAAAGATCGAGACCGAGCGAGAGCAAATCGGTCGAGAGCTGGCAACGGTTAACGCGGATCTCCAGCGGGCAAAAGAGGAGCTCAAAAAGAAACCAAAAGAGCGGATTATTATTAAAAAAATATATGAGACAAAGCGCGATTCTATTTTTGTTTTACCTTTCGACGATCGCCTCCAGTTACTCGCAAAGCGTTTACCCGCGAGCGATACTCTCGGAGGACGGTAAAAGGATCGTCGAGATAACCGTTAACCAAATGGACTCGATACTCGGGACGTATAATCGTCTCGACGAGGAGCGGGCGCTTAACAAGTCGCTCGAGGAGGAGCTCGATACTTGTCGCAAGGTCGTCGCCCTCCATGAGCAAAAGGACGAGCTCGCCGCGCAAGATAGCACAAAGCAAGCGGAGAAAAACTCCCAGCTCGAGATAAAAAACAAGGATCTCGAGGATCAAAACGCAAAGCTCCAGCGACAAAAAACAAGACGCTCGATACTGGTTTATATTACCTCGACCGCAGCCGCGATTTTGGCGATAATTGCCGCGATAAAATAACCGTCGCAAAAAATTATTTTTTTCAGCGTTCAAATCAGGAGTAATTTTTACCCCTAAATCTCGCAAACTCCCAAACGACGCGGCTTTTGCCGACCGCTTTTTACTCTCCTCCAGCGGATAAAAAACAAACTTTAGAGCAACGACGCGGCTTTTGCGATTTGCGGAGGGGTCTCCGCTGGGGTAATTTAGCGGCATGAAAACAAACGAAACAACCCTCTCGACACCGCTCCCCGAGCTTAACATTACCCCCGAGATCCGCGCCCTTATTGACGCTGGA